GCTACACAATTGGCCTTTAAAACACGCTTAACCTCTACCCACATAGCAGTTAAATCAAATTTACTTTCCCATTCAAGATGAGTTAAGCTATTGTACGGTAAATCTACCAACCCCATATCCACACTTTTATCAGGCAACCTTGCCAGCAAATCAAAACAATCGCTGTGGTGTATCTGGTTCAGCAGGGGAGTGATGTCTTGATGTGATTGTGCGAATGTCGGTAGCAGGTTCATAGTATCCTTTTTAATGTCTTAATCATAATATCCAATATCTTAGTAGGGGCAGGGATAAAAAAGCGCCTCGTCGAAAGCGCCTTTGGGTAGTCAGCCGTCATAATCATATCCATACCAAATTTGATTTAATTGGTGTGTGCTGCCAATGTGTTGAACATCATCACCAAAATCAGGGTAATCTAGCCAAGCATTGCCGCAATCTTTACAGACAAGATAGCCGACAGGAAATTCAAAATATTGATTTTCTGTATCGGTTTCGGCGGGATCAAAAAACCACTCAACGCGCTCATCCCAACAACGCCAGTTACCGCTTTTACACTTTGAACACTCACATTTATCATCCATCATCATCTGTTTCCTCATCCTCAATGACACCTTCTAGCGAAAGTGCAAGAACTGATTCGCCACGAATTTCGCTTGGAACAGTGGAGATCGTTTGCCACCACTCATAGCTCTACCACCTGATGGGCAGAGCATTCCATTCTTTCCCAATGTGCTTAATGATGCCGGCATCATAGAATCCACACCATGTTTCCAAGAATCCATGTCGGTTGCTGAACCCCTCGGCAATGGCATCTTCATGAGAGATATTGCGGACATCTTCACGGCGGATACGGATGATTTCGATTTTGAATTGCTTCCAGCCTTTATCCTGTGTGAAGGCTGCCTGCCAATCTTTCCCAGATTGCTCTCGTTCCTTCGTGTACAGGCTATATGGGATTTCTATAGGTTCAGCAGCATGATTTTGCCTCCACCAGCACGTGGGTTTGCCACGCCCGTACTGGACTGCATACTCATGACCCACTTGCCGTTTGATGCGACCATTAGCAGCAATAACTTGATCATCGAATTTAAGATATTCACCATCTTTGACCGGGCGACGTGTTTGAGTCTTTTTGACCTCAAGCATCTTGTGTCTTAGCTCTTGTTTAAACAACATCCTTAGTCCTTCCTTGCTGAAATGATATTAGTAATTTCGAGTTGAGCCGTTAGTTTGGCGAGATGCCGAGGAATGCCCTCAGCCTTTTTGAAATAGCGATTGACCTTGCCTATCAGATGTAAAGCGCCTCGTCGAAAGCGCCTTTGTGTGGCTATGGTTCTGGTGTATAGCCCCAAATTTTCACTATGGTATTCATACTAGCAAGACACGCCAGCATGACGGATTCTATTTGTGCTTTTTCTGCTTGCTTGAATATTTCATATTGTCGCCAATACTCAGCAATACATCGTTGCTCAATGGTCATCAAGGAAAGTCTCGATTATCAGAAATATTGTCTAAATTGTGTAACAATGTTCGAGCGTTCTTTAACCGCGCTAGTAGCCAATTCCAATCCTCATCACGCATAATTACTCTAACAGGACTATTCATTTCAGCCTGTATCCATTCAATGCACTGCTGAATATCTTCCCTTGCTTCCCCCATGAGAATGAATTCTTCAATCTGTGGTGTCATCGTTTTCTCCAAATATACTAATACTAAATGGTACAATTTCACGAACCTTCTCCGCTTGCCACCCCCTAGCCGCATCACTAGCCGCAGACCTAGTCACACCCCAAGACGCAGCATCAATTTCAACACCAGAAAGTCGCTGGCGTTTCAAATCAATGAATGCCAGACTGCGAGGGTCAGTGATGAGGTCTAGCACCTTACGTCCATCAGCCAGAGGGGTTTCTAACATAGCCACTTGCAACGCAAGCTCTTGTTGTTCTGTGAGCAGGTTTAGCTCACCAAGCAACCAGAGCATCCAGTCCCCTCGTGGGCAATTTTCCCATGCTTGCTCCAAAGTGGTTTGGGCATTGAGCCATTCAATCCCCTCATTACATGGATTATGAATATATTGGAATTTTTCACCAAGCAGGTATTTTAAAGTAATCATTATCGTTTTCGCCTTAGATAAGGGGTATTCTCTAGTCCTTCATGCCCGTTGATTTATACCGAAATAAAGCAATAGCCGACGTGGAGGGGATGCCATCTGTAATGCAGGTTTTTATCATGTCCACTGGAAAGCCTGCCATAATCAGATCAATTGTAGAATCATAGCTATATTCATTGTGTTCGTTAAGTAAATTATCAATTTCGTGATAATCTTCAATTTCAAGAACTCCATATGTTTTCACAATTAGATAGTCCATTATTCGCCTTCCAGTGCGTCTCGTAGTTCGCTATCATCTGGTAAATATCCACTATATTCAGTCGGTATAGAGATGCAAATCACTATCCCCTCCCAACTTGGACGCTCTAGTCAGCGTCCTTTTTGCTTTTCCGTCCCGATCCTTTGCGCTTGCCACCCCATTTGTTTTTAGTGGCTTTTACTGATTTGCTGTATAACGTCTCCGCCCCGATTGCGGCGAACTGTGATGCTGCAAATGATACGGTGCAATCGTGCACTTCTGAGTAATCAGTGATGAGCTTGTGCAGCTCATCACTGATTGTTATTTGTATCTTAGGCATTGGCTACATCCAGAAAGCCTTCATTTTGTTGTTCTGGAAGATATACCATGCAGCTATCGCTAACAAAACCGTGAGAAACATCATCCGATGTAAGAGGAAAATTTGAAACCACAAAATCATTGATTGTATCCCAATCTTCTTGTGTGACTGGTTCACGGTCACATTGAATTAGTAAATCGTTCTCAAAATCAAAACCTATTTCACTAGCCATAATTTCAAATTTCTTAGTTTCGTTGGTCATTTCGATCTCCTATTTGCTTACTTGACTACCTATATTATATCATGAGTACACTTGATAAGTCAAGCATCAAATATAAAGAAGTTGTAAAAGCGCCTCGTCGAAAGCGCTCATATTGCTAATGCTAGTTGTCTGTCGTACAGCCCTAATGCTCTCATGCAATCTTTAATTCTTTTATCTTTGCTGCTTGGCATAAAATCGTTGTCTAAGTATCTTCTCGCATTGCGTAGGGAAACAATTGCAATCGCTGAATCGCTGAATCCACATCCGCGAATACCGCGTTCCCGTTCATACCCATATCGCGACCAGATGCGACCAAAGCTCCGTGCTGACCTCATAAATTTATTGCCATCAATCGAGACGACATTTGCACCCCGATAATAGCCGATTAACCATTTCCACTGGTCAGGCATTCCACCGAGAAGGTGTAAATCGCGTCCTTGCACCTCATCAACTCGAGGCAAGAACCCGGCGTAATCGGTTGGTACTGATATTCCGATTATGGCAACAGGGGGGATATAGCTCACAGCGCCTTCAAACTTTGGCACGATGATAGGCATCACGCCACGCGCTTTAAGATGCTTAATCCTGACGTGCATTTGTGCAGCTTGGCTTGGCCGTTCAAAATCCATACAAACCGCTTGTGTGGGCTTGTATTGATCTATCAATTTAAGATACCGCGACCAGCGTTTGATAGAGTGGCCTTGCCAATGGTAATCCAACATAAACACGTCGCCATATGGTTTGTGGTCATCACGTGAGCCATAGAGCCACGATGCTCGCCTGCACACTCTGGGTGTGCTTATGTTTGCGCCATGAATTACCACTAATTTCATTTTTTCGCCTCAAATAGTTTCTGTAAAGCGCCTCGTCGGAAGCGCCTTGTGGTTTATTCGTCATCGTTCACAATAAACCATGACTGAGGGATATTAGGAGATTTGATACTCATTGGTATTATTTCGCCTTCTGGTGTTTCAATTCGGACTTGAGTATGACCACCAGATACAAAATAATCTTTAAGATAGCCAAGTGCTGTTATCTGACCATCCCGATAGATACCTTGACATAAGATGTCCGTAGGCTTTGCATCACTTAATTTCTTCAAAACGATTTTAGCCATCATTTTCTCACTTTGCTTAAAAGGTCATATCAGCGAACAAATTTCATGATTTTGCTAACATAGCTCTCAGAGATTGCATAGGAATCGGCAACCTCTCGTTGCGATTCCCCATCATTGACACGCTGGCGAATGAGATTCTTATCCTTGTCAGTCAGACCCCCGACTATTTTCTTGCGACCAATTTCGACTGGCGGATATTTGTCATTGAATTCCTTGTACGAATTACCTCGTACCGCTTGGGCAACGGTAAACCATGAACAACCGTACTGTTCGGCAATTTCCAAACAATTTTCAGCGTTTACATTTTCACGCAGAAATTTCACATCCTCTTCGTTAAATTTCCGATTCCATATTTTCATTTGTGCTTAATCCTTTCGATAATCTGTCATGATTAATCATATAGTTCTATTATAATTATGTCAAGTCCTCATTCGCAGATCGTTGCTATCCCATGATTCGTCACACCAACGCAAATTGCGATAATCTGCCCGAATATTGACATACCCCGTACTGCCGAAAGTGTTTTTCAAGACTTCAATTACCCCTGCGTAGGTATCATTTTTTAATTCCATTTTGTCAATTATTTCCTTGCCATCTGTACCCATTTTTCTGAGATAGGTTTGCGTTGGGGAATCCCAAAATGGTTTTGCGCTGTATAGGGTATTCAGTCCTAAAATGAGATTAAAATGATTAGGGTTAGCGTAGGCAATATCATTGACTTTCAGACGTTCATTGCGTGCCAATTGCTCTGCGCTGGGGGTCTTATTTGGTTGCAATAAGACAACACCATGAACGTGAACATCACGACAGGCTTTTTTGATTTTTTCAAGGATGATATTGGCTGGAACATCATTGCGACCACGCATACTTTCCTCATGTAAACGATACAACCCAAGATAGTCAAATATCCACATATCCATTGGTTTCCCCTGCTTGCGTAGTTCAATCGTCCGCCGACGATTATACTCTAGGGTATCCTCAATGTACTCATATTCTTCGGCATATTCAATCATGCCGAGCCAATCGTCCTCAAGCTCTTTTTGCCGATTATCAAGTTTCTCAATTTTCTCATCAGACATGACAGTACCGAGCATGGCATACTGTGGAATAGCCTCTGATTCTTCCTGCATTCGCATATTGTGACGCAGCACCGCAGTATAACTAAGGCTATCATCACGCTCAATAATTTGGATGCGGCGTAATGAATCTGATTCGGGCGAAAATTCCCGGCCGTCTATCATAAATCCAAAGCGTCTTGGGTTATACATGAGCATCATTACCAGGCTGTGCCAAAACGATGTTTTACCGTGTGCAGATAATCCCAAGACACCTGTCAGTCGATCAGGTTCTAATATCTCGCAATTTCCGCCGAATTTATGTAACAATTTGAAGGGTTGGGGAATATAACGACCCGTTGGCTTGCGCTCCCCTTTGATCTCGGCAATTACATTTTTTAGCGCATCATGAGCATTGCGGCTCGGTAACAATACGGTAGCATTCTGAACCATTGTTTTAATTTCTTTTAACGCTTGGTCTTGCCAAAGGCAGATAAAATCCGCCGCGTCAAAGTGTTCAATGCCTTGCCAATCAATTGACAATCCCCTATCCCCAAACATGGGTAAAATTTTATTGGTTGCGTTATGCCCTGCTGTATCGCTGTCCAGTGCAATCACTACTCGTTTATCCCATTTTTCGATCACAATATTGGCATGGGCTTGCGTAAAATTATTTTCACCACCCAAGACGCAAAATGCAGGGATTTTGTACGACTGACAAGCCTCTACTGATCCAGCACCATTGACCAATAGCAGAAAATCCAATTTCGATTCTTCGGCAATCGCTACGGCTTTGGATGTGCCGTAGAATGGCAATGGCGCATCATTACGTGGGGACTTCCAGATATAGCTTGGCTTATTGTGATCTAAGAATCGAACCTGAATGCTGCCATCTTGTGCAGGTATAAATAATGCTGGTCGGTCAGTGCCATTGAAGGGATGTTTCCCTTCAATCCATCCCTGCTTGGCCAACCATCCAGCCTCAATCCCATGTGATGATTCATATTCAGATAATGATCTTACCAATTTTGTATTTTGTGCAGGTGCTTGCTGAGGCAAGGTAATTCCCAATAATTTCGCCAGTGTATAGAGTGAACCGCCATCCCCCGTTTTAAAATCTTTATATTGCCCGTACTCATCACCGAAAAATTCGACTGAAAATGTCGGACTATCTGAGCCAGCACGAATCATGCTCGGTGCTGTGCCATGATAATGGTCAGAATCTTTCCAATATCGTGAATCACTGCTTAACAAACTTTTAACTTGGTCTCGTGTGCTTGCCATTATATTGCTCCTGAATCTAAGTGCGATAAGTCATTCGATTTTGTTATTTCCTTACGCATTCTGAGTACGTAATCCTCTAATTTCTCAGGTGAAAGTGGCAAGGTCGTTCCTTCGCACTGCTTTGCCCACCATGCAGGGAATCGTTTAATCTCATCTAGCGTTATTTGCCTATCATCAGTGAAGGATGCGGCATATTGCTTGTAGGCTTTATGCTGTGATGAGCCACTAAACATATGCGCCAAATGTTTTGATCTTATGCCCTCTATTCCCCAATGCTCTCGTAATGCAGATTCTATCGTATCAATTTCAAGCCGATTTACTTTGCTTTCATACTCTGATTTTATCCAATATTCGCGTCCCGTTTCTTTGTCTTGCCATAGCACGATATTATCATGGTACAGCGATTGCAAGGTCAAAAAATGTTCGCCATTGAATACATCAAAAACATCCTTATCGAAATTCAAGGCACTGGCGATTGCTCGGGTACTGAGAGGGCTATCCGCAGATTTTAAAACGTCTAGGATTTGCGCTTTTAGCAATCCTAAATCTTTTAAATTATCTTTAATATCTTTTAATTGTACTACTTTGGCTTTAAATTTTAAAAGTTTTAAAAAATGAAGGTTTAAATCCTCATTATCAAATCTTTCAACCATTTTTTGGAATGGGGTGACATCAAAACCAAGATCGTGCAGAATCGTTAAATGGCTCAATAATGCTTCGGGGGAAGGAAAATAGAGGGTGTGAACAGGTTCACAGTCTGCTTGAATGATTAAGCCAGTGATTTGATAAACGTATTTGCGTTGGTGCAGATGGGCTTCGCTTGCCATGCGCTTATCATGCGGCACGAGAATAATCGCTTGTTTCTCAATTAATTGGTCACGATATTTGGTAATCGTTGCAGTGCTGTTAAACTGCGTTTCCTTCATGAGCAATTCATCGCTCGGATAACACCTGTGGTGATGATCAGCATGTAAGCAATACATCACAAAAAGCCATCCTAAATTGCCACCCAGTCGGGCATTGCGGAGGTCAAAATTAAGCATCGTTAAATCCTTTCAAGTCTGCTATAATTATTTCGATGCAAAGAACGGGCATCGCAAGCGGTGAATGGAGAGCGACATATAATTCGCTCTTTTTTTTATTGTCCCATCAGTCGCATCTTGATCATATACCACTATTCAAAAACCTGTCAAGACTACATTAAGCACAAAAATCCACCGACATTTTCCTGCAAAAATAATGCCCCAAATTTGCAAAATAAGACCCGTGTCACAAGACAAAAACGGTCTATTGCCACTGTTTTAAGCTGTCCTATGCTATGCCATGAATCTGCATTTTGAGCTATTCCATGTGCAGGTTTTTGCGTGGTTTTTGTCAATCCCATGATTGCGTCTTGACATTATTTTAAGTGGGCATATAATGGAATTAATGGAATTTATGAAAGGAAAATATGATGGCTTCACAGCACACGAGTGCAGGTGGTGTGCCACTGGCACTGCAAATTATGGGGACGGATCAAGCATTCAAATTGATTATTGACAGTCGTTTGGCAGCATATAACAGCATGATTGACGAAGCATTCCGACCCACTGCGAACGAATACGAAATGCTCATTGCATCCACAATTGCCAATTGGGTTTTGGTGATGTCTGCATACCTCACCGACACGCCATTGCCTGATGATCGCAATCATGAAGCAATTCACAATCCGAAAATTCGTGGGGGTCAATTGTTGGCAAGTGATGGTGAACCTTATGTAACCGTCTGGAATATGGGAACGGGCTTGCGCTTGTCAGTCTCAAGCAATACCCTACCCAGTGATGCGCTGGCATTATTGCACACGCATCCAAAGGGTGTGCAATTGTTTATTAAGAATGCAATCAATTTCGGCTCAACGATTATGAATCCGCAAAATATTTCATCAATCTCACAGTCTGATGAGGAAACACCAGCGACCAATGTTATCGACATGCCATCTGAATCAAGCGCCAATGAATCAAAAGAAATTAATTTGCGCTTATGTCAACGACTTGGTGACACGAAATATTTGAGATTGCAGGAATTCGTACAAGGTGGTGGTATGAAGTTTGAGAAAACCGCCGAAATTACCACCGTTCCATTTCATCATTTGGACGTGTTGTTCAATGATAAGGATTTAATTGCCTACCCCATCACTGGCAAAATCAGTGTACGGAAATTGGGAGAGCAATTGGTGATTAATATTCCAATTGAGGGCAAGGATAAGCTGATTTATATTGACGAGAATTCTTGGGAATATAAAGCCATTCAGGATGATCTGCGCATCCCAAAGAATCATTCAATGAGTGAAGGGAATTCGTGGGAGGTGGATGATGCCTATCTGGTCATTCGTGCATCATCCACCACTAAGGATGGTAAGCAATTGATGAAGGATGATAATCTCATCCAATTCAAGAACTTTTATCATATTTATCAATTTCAAGCATAGAACTTGATTTAAGCAATTTTCCAGAGTGTTTAGCTATATACAGCTAAACACTCTCCCAAACAGCTAAAAACAGCACTTTTAAAGCACACAATTAAGCATAAGGATTGAATCATGACAATAACGATAGATTATCTACTCAGTACAAAATTCCAATATATTCATAATCCATGTAATGAGGGGATTGAATGGCTCAAGACCCAAACGTCTGTTTCACAAGCATGGGAAAATTGCCCACGAGGGGACTGGATGATATGGATAATTGACCAATTGGGTCTTATTTCCCGTTCGCAAAACTTTGCGTTGCAAGTGGCTATGTTAGAACAACCATTGTTAAATGGTTTGACTGTTTTCGATCTGATTCATGACTATCGCAGTCTGGCATTCATTGATTTGAAACGGCAGATAGCAGGTGGTGAATCCATTGGAAGATTTGAGGTTCAAAATGCCTTACACCTTGCTCGTGAGGCAGCGAATGACGATATACGGGCAATTGGTCGTGGCAGTGATTGGGAATCTGCTTGGATGGTCGCGTGGGATGATCTTATGTATGTAGCGATGGCGGGGGAATCTGTGACCAAGACGAATTATCGTGAAAATGGCAAAGCGATCACAGACGAAATCTGTGCAGAAACCCTTCTGTGGCAAGCGAATAAAATCCGAGAAATGATTGACCTAACAAGCATATTGGGGAAAAGATTGAATCATGAATCTTGATCGGGAGCAAAAATTATACCAAATTTTTGAGGCGGATTATGAACGGCGTAAGCCGCAGCCACAGCAAAAAAACAGAATGATTATGGCTGTTATGGTTGTATCATTAATTGCCAGTTTATTGCTTTCCTCTATGACCACAATTCCTGCGATTCAGTTTGCATTCCGAGCGCAATGGGCAATGGGTACATTGCATGATGTAATCAGTCTGCTTGCTGGTTTTTTGGGTTGGATTTTGATTGACGTTCTGGTGTTTGTGGCAACCTATTGGATTGTGTCGGCACATTACACAAGCAAGACGCAAATTGACAACCTTGATCTATCTGAAATCATGAAGGCAATGGGCATGATTGCCATTTTTGGCGGCATTACCAGCATCCTTACCAATATTTTGATAATCTATGATGGCTATGGGGTGATTGATAAATCGACAGGTGTTGGGTGGGTTATTTCACTGCTGGTGGCAACGTTTCTCAGTCTTGCCCCGTTCATAACCCAAACGGCGGCTGGTGCAGTGCTGGCATTATTGCCACTGACCTACGCTATCGAAATAGATGAGTACGAAAGCAAGAAGGATCGTGCATGGGCAATCTATAAGAAACGTCGTGGAATCGCTGATAATCTCGATAATATGCTTCATGAAAATTTCATGAAACCTGTGAAATCACATCGGGTTCATGAAATCATTCATGAAGTTCATGAACCCATGAAACCCAAGACACCTGCACGACAACGTGTTCACGATTTTTTGAATGCTCATGACCACCCAAATGAACTATCATTGAAAGAGATTAGCGAACAGATGGGGGGTGTGAGTTTGGGATTAATCTCTGAGGAAAAGAATGCTTGGCTAAAAACAAAATCATGAAAGCGTAACATATTCAGTCAATCAGTATATTACAAAACGAAAGAGGCTTGTTAAAATGGATAACCAAGAAATTGCCAAAGAATCTGTACGTAAAATTGCCGAAGCAATTATGCCATATGTAAAGATTCAGTCTGATATATTGTTGGAGCATTAAAAACCATTTTCCAATTACATCACGCATAGGAAAGGATTTGAACAATGGCAAAAAATAAATTGAGTGAAGGAATTTTAATCACACGTAAGGAAATCCGAATCTTGGCAAATACCAATCGTGCGGTGGCTTTGCTGAAATCGGCTCGTGCAACGATTAATCAGGTTCGTGCCATGAAATTGAAAGAATCATTTTCGGACGATGAGCAGGAAAAACTCAGTGCAATTGATGAGCAATTGCAAACGATAACCCGTCAATTGTGCGCTATGGAAAATAAGGAAGTGTGGCATGTATCATCAAGCTCAAGCGACTAAAATATCAAAGATTTACCAATCTATGCCACTACGATTTTATGCTTTGCAACGCAGAGCAACCAAAGAGCTAAAAAAGGCATTGAATTCATGGGTGCAATTTTGCAAGATTGCCCTTATTATTAAGGCAAGCAAGCGGTATTTGATGATTGCAAAAACATGGAAAGAGTATTGTCGCAAAGTGTGGAATTTGGATGATAGTCGCATTCGCCAGTACAAATCCGCCATGCCCTATGCGGAACAAATTATCGCTACGATTCCCGACGTGATTGTGAACGATAAGCAATTGCGGCAATTGAAACGAATCATCAGTGCCGAAAATAAACTTATGCCCGAAGTTTACAAATTGGCACAAGCCGTATCAGCGAAGCTAGGTGTCACACCAAGTCAAGCAATTTTTCGGCATAGCCTTGCAGTGATTGAGGATGCCGAGATTACGGGCGGATTTGTGAGTATCGGTGGCAGTCAAATTCCTGCCATTATTCCTGACGCAATGGTATCCTCAGTCTGCGAACAAATGAATGAGGCTGTGAATCGCAATACATCACGGTTTTTGGAAACCACCACTGCAATTGAGATCAGGGCAGTATGCCAGCAAAATGGCACGTATTTGTTATTTTCGGATAAGCCGATTCCCCCCAATTTTTCGTTTACGATTCGAGTACCTAATGAGCAAATCCAAAGCACCAGCATGGCTATATAAACTGACAATAATTGAATTGTTGGCAATTCATATGATCTATATTCCCCAATTATTCATGCAATATTTTGGGGATATTGGCATTGTAATTTATGCTGGCATTTATTTGCTGATTCTATTCTGTGCGACACTATCAATTTGTGTCGCACACAAGCAACGGACGGGTTACCACCATCGGATGCTACGATGAGTTGGGATAATTCCGATTTCAAAAATTGCCCTACTCACGGGCTATATAATGCAGTGCATGATTATTGTCCATTATGCACTGCACAATCTGTCACGAAGATCAAAAAACCAGCAAAGCCGACTAAAAAACAAATAACGGAAACGACTGAGAAATTACCCATCCCAATTGCGGTAATGTATGCTCATATTTATTATGTGCGTGTCAATAAAGCAGGTAAGATTTTTGCCTATTTTTATGATGAGCATTGGTTCTCACGGCTTGAGCTTGTATTTTGGCTGTCATGGAAAGAAATCAGTCCTAAAATGCCGATACCTGAATACAGATTCAGCAAGCAGGGCAAATGGGCATTCGACTTCGCATGGCCTCTTTGCAAAGTGGCTGTGGAACTTGAGGGCGGATTATATGGGCATGGCAGACATAATCGCGCCAAAGGGTATATCAATGATCTGGTCAAATACAATCATGCAATTGAATTGGGTTGGCGCGTCTTGCGCTATGAAAGCACAAAGCAAGATTACATTAAGCAGATTCAGAGAGTGATAGGGGATTGTAATGGATGATCAAGTATTTTTGCGATTGCTAGACAGGAACGATGAGGTATTAGGCTATGCTACCAGCATTGATAAGGCTATCCCACTGGCGAATAGAATGCTCATTATCAAAGCAGATTTTTTGGCTATTCTGAGTGGTACAGTGGTTGCAGTTTTGGCAATTATTGACTATGAGGTGGTAATTGTCGATTTGCAAAGAGTTTTTCCAATCACGATTGGGCATTCATTGACAATCGAAAACCTTGAGTTTGAATTACCTGAATCACTGGCATGGGGCGAATCGGCGGAAACATAATAAGGAGATTTTGATGTATACCGTAATCTATGAATCAAGACGGTTTGGGCGTATTGAGACAAGCTATTATCAAGATTTGAAGCAAGCAAAACGTGATGCAGGGAGAGCGATTCACAATCAATTAGATCACGATAGTTATTCAATTTTTGATGAGGATAATCGCTTAATCTCATCTGATGAGTTTGGCTATAGCGAATATCATGTATTGCTTGATCTGAAATCATATGCACGATGCTGCCGGGAGGAAATCGGTGGGTGGGAATTGTATCCCGAAGCATTTCGCTGGCTTGCACTGCATGAATATATCGTGCCAGCCGATGATTATCTTCGGCTAGAATGTGGAGCATGGATAATTACCGATAAATTCAGAGAAATTGGGGCAGCGATTAGGGATGGTTTGCTTGATTCACCACCAGAGTTTAATCAATTTTAACAGGCTTTGAGGAAATACTTGACAAGATTTTAAATCTATGTTAAGCTGTAAGCATTGACAAGTTAAGCACAGATTGAAAGAGACCGACATGATTAAGCACACAATCAACCCAAGAACAAATTTAGCCCAAATGCACTTTTTTTTCCAAATTGATAATGGCGCAGAATTTGAGCTAACATTCCACAATAACCGTGTGACCGTCACAGTCTACTTTTACGAAGTCAATTACACTTTAATTGATGCACATTGCCCGATTGAAGAAATCACAGACACAATCAATGAAGCATATGATTTTTTCGATGTCAAATTCTTTAATCACTTTGAAACATTATTGAATTCATAAGAATTCAGGGGAGATAATCATGGGATTTTATAGCATTTTTTCATCAGACGGAAAATGGCTCGGAACGCACAGCTTATTTGTGTATGCTCAAGAACAAATTGAGAGCGAAGATTTGAAAAATGTGGATGTCAAATATTTTTCCAATCCTCGCTTCTCAGAGCATTCATTACATTATGTTGAATACAACGCCAAGAAAATGGGACAAGAAATTTACCGCAATGAACGTGCAATTGATTATGAAATCGCTCATGAATCCGAGACTTATGTTGAACGCTATACTGCCGATGAGAAAAAATGGCATGAATATCATAATCTTGGACTTTCAGCACTGACCGCAATGTTATTAGCCAAACGATTTTCAGCATAAATTCCACAATCTTGACCCTCACAAATCAAAAAGAGAGACCAGATATTAATCTAGTCTCTTTTTTCTTGCTCTGGAAACAGTGTTTTCCGGTGTTTCCTACTATGTTTAGCAGTGTATATAGCTTGACACTCTGGAAAACAGCTTAAATCAAGCCCTAAGCTCATCCAAGATAAGATAATAGCTCAGGGTGATTATTTTCAAAATAATGATAGAGATCATTATAGTTCTGAATTAATTCGCTCAATTGGTAAGGGTTGCGTTTGATAATGTGATAATCAAATTGTTTAGTTGGTACATCCAAGAACCTGCACAGATTATGGGTAACCAAATCTGAGAAACCATGTTCGATTTGTTCATAGCTCAAAAAAAGTCGATTGCTTGCCAAGTCATTGATAATGCCCGTAATTTTCTTGTCTGTTTCTTGATAATCACTGACAAAATTCGCTAATGCTGGCGGATTGATCTTGATCAGCACTTTGGGTCGCTCTTTGAACGTGTGAGCGATATTAAGCATTTCCTTATCCTGTCTGCGAATCTGATCGCTCACAAAAACACGGATTGGATTGTTACGCTTCAATCCAATAATGCCATCCCATTGCATTCGCATGATAGCAGGAAAAAATGAAATCAATTGACCCCATGAAATTTTAGCGATATTACTATGATAGCCGTATAGACTGAGTATCGCATTTAATCCGTCAAGTGGTTCATGGACAGCCATACGAATTGGATCATCATGGTGCAAGCATTCGCCCCGGTAGGCATGAATCATCGGGTGGCTATCCAGTGCATGGCTTAATAATGTGCCACCACTGCGAATACTAGCAATGATAAGGTACTTTTTTGGATGATAATAGTCGTTCATTTTTTGCTCTCCCATTCCTTGACACGGTTCCAAGCCTCTTGACTGTCCAATTTCCCATAAATAATACCAGCCCATCGTCTAGCATTCATTGGATAATGCAGTATTCCTGCACTCATTTCCACAGTCAAATCCACACCTGAACGAATGATGGTATTCCATTCATTGCCGAGCAACAACCATGCCAACGGGACATGATGCAATGCTCGTAATAATGCCATCTGGTCTCGTGCTGACCAGCGTTGCCATTCTGTATACCATGTTTCCATAAATACTTGGGTGCGGTCATTCCGATGAAAGCCGAATACTCCCCCGTTGGGTTGTAAAATATCTTCGTTTTGCAATATTGACAAAGTGTAATCCAATTCCTCGCCATTGTCGGGTCGTCTGCCATCCAATAATGATTTATGCTCAAATGGATTGGTGCAGATTATGAATTCCCACCCTGAATCCAGCCAGCGAAACAATTGTGATACGTCTGCTATGATCTCGGTATCAGCATCCAGATATAGCACATTATCCCATTCGCTCGGTGCAATTGAGTATAATTGCGTTTTGACCGACCTCGCGCCAATGTCCGTGTCAGCATGATTGATAAATAGATGGTTGTCAGGGCTTGCAATATCTGAATCGCTGACTAAGGCAATTGGATAATCAGGCATGAATCGTGACCAGCTTGTCAATAATCGTTCAGCGCATTTTCGTGCAGGGTCACCATAAGCGACAAGAATTGCACCTGATTTCTCCGTGAACTGGTTCACAGTTTTCGCAATTGGGGCAGGTTCTTTGGGCATGATTATTTCAATCGGGGCGACACTCACTGACTGCACCTTATCCGCTACAATCCCGAAGGCTTGCATATGCGATAATGCCCACATTTTGCTATTGAATTCGCTCACAATATGTCGATGCTTGCCAATCGCATCACTGACAGCAAGCGACAGAATTTCGCACAGATGATCGTAATCATTCTGGCGATAATAATAAACCGATGAACCATGAGACCTCAAACCATCTAAAATGCCGACATTTTCAGGGACTACAATTCGCACTCCACAAGCCAATGCCTCAAGCGGTGGCATGGGAATTCCTTCGGTTATACCAGTGGCAAGATATACGTCCAAACTCTGATAAAATGCTGGCAATTCTGACCAATCACGCAGCTTGCAATCTTTGACAGGCCATCCTTGCCCACTGGCGACGATGTCCCAATGTCTACCATAATCACTGAATAATTGCTTGATAAGATGCTCCCCCTTACGACCCGACGGGTGTACAAATCCGCTAATTCCGATACGTGGTTTTCGTGGTTTGAATTGTGAATCAACGGGTGGCGGAAATACCAATTTTGTTTCGCCAGTGGGTTTGAGCAAGTCAAAATATTGCATGGCTGTGGTGGTGCGAATGTCCACTATCTTGCTGGCACTGTGCCACCAATCCATTTTATCCTTGCGCTGAATCTCGTAATGGCTGAACCATGCCGCCGTTTTTTTCAATGATTGCACGACATGGGGTGACTGTGCGACTTGAATATAAAGTCCAAAATAATTCAAATCCGCATTGGGGCGAGGTGCTTTGGAAATTGACCAACCCGTTTCGTTTGCCAATTCAACCATCAGTCTTGAGATCACATCACCTTTTTTATTTTCGCCAGTAATTGTAATAGCAGTAAACGAGAGCATGGAATAGCTCAAAATGCAGATTCAGAGCATAGCATAGGACAGCTTAAAACAGTGGCAATAGACCATTTTTGTCTTGTGACACGGGTCTTATTTTGCATCACGACGAGCTTTCCCATACAAGTGGTGAATCACCGCACCCCCATTGAATTCACGACCCACTATCCACATTTTTAGCGGAACATGATGCAACGCTCGTGTCATGGCGGCTTGGTCATAAATTGCAGGATAACGCGCATATTCCTTACGCCATGTTGCGAAAAAAGAGCGAACTTTGGGCGATTTTTTGAATGCAAATAAGCCACCCTGAATCTGTAATGGCAAGCAGGGTAATTCGTTTAAGGTTGCATTGCGTTCAGTCTCATCAATATGCCACAACCAATTTTCGTTTTGTTGTTCGCTGATTGTGCAGACAAATTCGGCAATTGTGAGGCACTCAAACAAATAATCAATTTTGCCATGCACACGAGTATCCGCATCCATATATAATGTATGCTTGAATGGGGATAATTTGTCGATTGCCAATTTTGTTTCACGACCATATGGGTCATTTTCTGCTTGTATTGTCTGATTAACATCGTTCCTAAATACCTGCGAGTCATCCGTAACAACGCAAATTTCAATGTTAGGATTATTGCGTTTCAATGTTTGGATGCTTAATAATGCCTGCATCCTGGCATTTTCTCCAAATGCACTATAAATCACTCCATTCATTACAGCCATTCCTTTGGCAGGTAGTAGGTGATGGGCATGGTTTGATATAATGCGCGAACCATTGCAAGCTGTGAGCCATATGCCATTTCTTGATTCAAAACTTCACAAAACTCTTTCCCTTTTTTGCTGTCAGTCACCCCGAAAATATTCGCATAATACGGTATACGAAGATCACCACAAATTGCCAATGTGCGTTCATGCTCATCCTTCGCAATATGCAACGCTCGTTCCGCATAGCTTGACATAATCAATACCAATTCATAGCGTTTTAGCAATTTCAGCACGATTGCGGCTCGTCCGATATTGCTCAATATCTTTGGCATTCCCTTACTCTGATTAATAACAATGGTCTGTGGATATATCGGTGCTGGCTCTGATTGCGTGAAGGGGAGATTGTATAGATTATTGATTGCATAAGGCGCAACCAGCCCACCACTCATATTTGCCAGAATATCATCTATATAAAGAGGTCGTACTTTGCCATCTGCGGTCAATTTCTGCAATTCATTGGTGTTATGAATTTCAACAAAATCACCTATCTGATAATTGACGGGTTTTCCTGCGGTTGTAAATTGCATTGGGGCATTCAATTGTACCCATGTCATATGAAAATTCCTTTCGTTTCCTGAATTATACGTCATATTGAATATTCAATCAAGTTCAATCAATTTTAACAGGCTTTGAGGAAACACTTGACAGAATTTTAGCTATTTGTTAAGCTGTAAGCATTGACAAATTAAGCACTAGCACCTTAACATTTTGGGAGTGAAATAGACTAGCCTACGTGACTAGCAATGACCATTCAGTAAGTGAAACTGCCCTTGCACAAGCACTGAAAAATGTTTTGATCAACGGGCAGAATCATTGCTTATCGGCACACGCAAAGCAAGCATTGAACAAGCGACCGCCATTGCAATGTCTTGGAGTGACGCAGCTATGAACGTGGCAAGTGAACGACGTGAATTAGCCTTAATTCAAGCATAGAACTTGATTTAAGCAATTTTCCAGAATGTTTAGCTATATACACTGCTAAACACTCTCCCAAACAGCTAAAAACAGCACTTTTAAAGCACACAATTAAGCATAAGGAGCAAAGAGTGATTATTTACCTACACTTCAAAAATGATAAAATTGCAGGGGCAAAGATCAAAAATGAATCAATGCCGAAGCCTGAACCATGCAATGCTCAAGAGGCTGCCGCATGGGTCAAGGATAACCCCAATTGGGAATTGATTGCCGCAGACAAGCGCCAGCATAGCCGCACAGAAATTTGGCACTTGCGCGAAGTCAAAATTATGGTATGCTAGGAATGTGCTTAAAAAGTCATATTTTTTCCTTAAACCCCACAAACTCCCCGTCCTGTGGGGTTTTTGATTTCACAGCTTACCAAGCATAGCTAAAATCCTCAGACAAAACAAAAAAGAGACTAGGTATCAATCTAGTCTCTCTTTTCTTGCTCTGGAAACAGTGTTTTCCAGTGTTTCCTACTATGTTTAGCAGTGTATATAGCTTAACACTCTGGAAAATTGCTTAAATCAAGTCCTAAGCTCATCCAGCACAGAATCAGCTTGACGATCATAGGAAAGCGATAATACCGTGTCTAACGTGTTGTCGTGTATTGTGGATGCTCCGTATTGTGTGACTGCCCCACCCGTGAGAATTGCCAAAATCCCTACTGCCATCTGTATAACGATTTCATGCTGTGAGCTATATCCAAAATGCTGTGCGGCATACAGTATCGCAAAGAGTATGAAGCCGACGATGGTCGCCAATACTTGACCTGAAACAGCTTGCAATTGAGGTAATTTTTTAATTGCCGCCACAATCCCCCACGTCAAAGGAATTGATATGCCAGTGCCTAGAAGCCATTGCCATAAATCACCCTGAAATTGTGATAAGCCATTGAATACAGTTTGAATTAATTCAGTCAAGAAATCGACGGGCGGATTGAGCATATCACCAGCCGCTTGACTTGCCGCAGGGTTGGCCTGGGGGGCAATTACCACTAGCAAAATGATAATCAGGACAATAAGCATGTGTTCAATTTTCATTTTTCATCTCCTTGAGATTCATTTGATTCGGTAGGTACAGATTTGTTGATGGTTAGCTGGTCTGTTTGTTTCTTTTGGATACGTACTTCCAATGTACTCAAGCTGTCCACAATTAAAGTCAATTGTGACTTGGTAGCAGTGCCGATATTTGCGATTTCATCAATTTGCGTCAAATGGTTTTTATCAACCATTTGACGCAATTCGTTAATAGTCAAGCGCACTTGGCTAATTTGCTCACTGATAATTTGCTTGATGTCTGCCAATTCAGTCTTGCTGGCTGTCTGACTGGTAATCTGATGATTTAATTGTACCAAGACCTTGCTGGTTTGTTCTTGTATTGCCCGATTGGATAAAATATTTTTTGTAATTTCCAAATCACTTTCAGTCAATGATTTCCCAAGATCGTGAATACTTGTCATGAGCTTGGATTGGGTGGATGTCAATTCACTGATTACCTGAATCAGTGCCTTAGTATTACTATCTTGACGGGCATTATTATCGGATTGAACTTTCAATCCAGCCATTTCAATCTGCAATTTCTGATTGGCGGCTCGTTGTTTTAATTGTGCCCATCCAACAATACCAAGTAATACGGCAATCATTGAGGCTAATAATTGAATCATGTTCTCATCTAGCATGGATATTTCCTTTCACAGCTTGAATTCTCATCATTAGGATATTTTTTCTAAGCGGATTTGGAGATAAATTTCGTTTGAACCATCATCATTGGCACTACCAAGCCCATCAGTGACGCGACCCACCTTTGTCCAATGATCTATACGATAGGAATCTGTGCCATTAGCGGTAAAGATTGTATTGATTGTAGCAAGTCCAGATTCAGTTGCGGTGCTGGTTGCCATACTCAGACCATAATCCACAACCGCTGCTCCTGTCACATTATACAGCCGCAACCTATGTTTTTGCGTTGTGGCACCTGCACCAGCTTGAGCGAAAATTTCATAAGTGCCTGCAATGGGTACAAATTCATTGGATGCGATAGTTACCAACCCATCAGGGTCATAGGTTTCCGTATTCAGATCACGCGGATTCCATGTGGTCACTAAGGCTGTGCCACCATCCGTCCCTGTCGATTTCTCGTCACGCAGAATTGCAATTGATCTGCTTACCGATGTCTGAATCTGCATAAGTTTTCCAGATTCAGTCAGAACATACACAAGCGGATTGTCCTCGCTCAAGTCAATGTTCCCACCGGTCACATTATAAAAGTCATTGGTTACACCGTTTTGATGAATGACCGTAATTGTATCGCCAGCATTGGCACGTAACAAAACAATATCACCAACACCAATGCCCGTGATCTCATCCAAATTATCACTTGTACCAGATTCGGCGGCAATTATCAAATTATAATTGCCAGTGGGGGATACTGTGACAATTCCACTAGCGATTGTTTCTGTGCCGGCTGTCAGTCGTGCAGAGGTTATCCCTGTATCCAAACCACTCAGTCGACTATTTAATTCTGTCGCTGAAAGTGCTCCATCGGTAGCGTGTGCAGTATGATAATTTGTACTCATAATTCCCTCATTTGTTTAATATGTAAATTGTACCACAAATTAAGAGCCTAGAAAATTTCCTATGCACCTATAAATCTGTGAATGATCACCTTTTCAGAAGCGAAACTAGGGTGTATTAATCCACACGGCATGAATTGGATGGGGGTTGCCATCTTTACCACGCGCTTGATTAAATGTCCAAGCAAACATGGTCTTATGTTCAGTTATAAATACTTCAATGATATTTTGTGACTGCGTGTCCACGATGGAATAGAGCAGGTGGTATTCTTTAAATTCTGTGAAGCCATCCGTGCTATTCCAAAGCATCGGGCGATCTTCTGAGTAGGGGAGGTTGCTTGTCCACTCGAAAGCGAATGGCTGCAAGCCAATGATGCGATAACGGGCAATGGGTTCGCCTACCGCGTCAATCCGGTCAGCAAATATAAACACCAATATAAGGATGATTGATGCGTCAGCTAAAGATTTGATTACAGATCTCATGTCGTCGTTCATACCCGATTATCCGTTAAACCTAATCTGTTCATAATCTGTTCTCCGCTTAAGCCTGTATTCGTAAGCAGGTTTTGATAGTGCGCTTTGTTCAGCAAACTTTTTGCGCTGCCTACATTGACCAAAGCGCCGAAGCGCGTGTCATCTCTACCGTCCGTCCAACCGAAGGCCGCGAGAATTTGAGCATCGCTATAACCAGCACTGGCTTTGATTGCTTCAATATGGCGACGATTGACCAGTGAAAACGGTCTGCTATTCGCATCATAACGCGGCATGGCTAA